CCGGTGCCGTCGCCCGCGCCGTGGCCGTAGCCGTAGCCGTGGCCGTCGCCGTCGCCGTAGCCGGAGCCGTCGCCGTAGCCGTCGCCGTAGCCGTTGCCGTCGCCGTAGCCGGAGCCGGAGCCGTCGCCGGAGCCGTCGCCGGAGCCGTAGCCGTCGCCGTAGCCGCTGTGCCCTAGTGCCCACAACGGCACGCCGCCCATTAAGGGCGTCACGTCCGTACAACTCAACATCCATGTCAGGTCATCAAACGACACGTCATGAATGCTCATGCCTGCACCATAAAGCGAGCGGCGATCCGCGCAGGCGCCAGCGGAGTCAGCTTTCGCTAGATGCTCTTTCGTGATTATGAACTCCATGGCGCGGCCTCCCATGCCGCCGCCGCCTCGTCGCTCACGTCCAGCACGCAAGTGATTCCTCTAAGACGTGCGGAGGGGGCGGGCTTTGTTATCCGGCATTCACTGGTCGGGCCGGTTGCAGCGAGTCCTACAACGCCGCGGACGTCTCGCGACCAGTAAACGCACATCCGCGCATTTGTCAGGGTCATGGGGTCGGCGTCTTTGTCGACACACTCGCCGAAAAATACGCCGCGTTTATCTGTGCAGACTACGACTTTGGTCATGTTTCACTCCGGTTGGGTGGGGTCATGCGTCAATCCTAAGCAATATAATTATGCCGTGTCAAGCAATTTCCGCAAATGATCGAAAAATAAATTGCTTGACACGTGCGTTTTGTATTTCGTAGACTTTGCGCCATGCTTATCGACACAACACGAAAACTGCTCGGTGAGAGCGCGATCTCGCATAATGAAATCGCGAGGCGCACCGGGCTTAAACAACGCTGGATTAGTTACTTCGCATCCGGCCATATCAAAAAGCCCGCCGCGGAAAAGCTGGCGAAACTGTACGCCTTCCTCGATGCGAACAAGCAGAAAGCAGCGTGACCGAACTCACCGCGTCGCCGACCCTTAACCCTTACTTTGGTATCGGTACCGGTCAAAATGGGGCGGCGCGGTGATCCTAATTCGTCGTGATGGCATTTCGGAACGAGACGGTGGGACGTTATTAACCGTGGCCGTCACGGCGATCCGATACGTCCGCAGAATCTGGCCCCGTTTCTGCGCGCTGGCTCGCGTCAGTGTCCACGGCGTTCGGGGCCGCTCCTACCTTTTGAGGGCGAGTAGATGATGCCGGACGAATTCTACGTGCTGCCGTTTCTGTTCCTGGGTGTGATCGCCCTGGCACTGCTACTGCTTTACTTTAACGGGGGGGGACGATGAATTACGAGGCGTTTATTTCTGCAAAATCACAAGCCGATAATGACGGTGGTTTTGATCCTGTGTGGATGCCTGACTTTTTGTTTGGGTTTCAACAGACGTTAGTTGAGTGGGCATTGCGGCGCGGGCGGTCGGCGATCTTCGCTGACTGCGGACTAGGTAAAACGCCTATGCAATTAGTGTGGGCCGAGAACGTAGTCAGGAAAACCGGGGGGAAGGTACTGATCCTAACCCCGTTGGCTGTGTCGCATCAGACAATCCGAGAGGCGGCAAAATTCGGTATTGAGGCCGACCGATCAATCGACGGAATAGCCTGCGACCGAATCACGGTCACGAACTACGAACGGTTGCATTATTTCGACCCGGCGGACTACGCGGGTGTCGTGTGCGATGAATCGAGCATCCTGAAAAGTTTTAACGGTGCGCGGCGTAATGAGATTACCTCTTTCATGCGAAAAACGCCGTACCGTCTACTTGCGACCGCGACCGCGGCGCCGAATGATTACATCGAACTCGGGACCGCGAGCGAGGCGCTCGGCGGGCTCGGGCACATGGATATGCTGAACCGGTTTTTTAAGAACGACCGAAACAGCGGCGCACAGGGGTCGGGTCGGAAATATGGCGAGATGGTTAAGTGGCGTCTCAAGGGCCACGCCGAGCGCCCGTTCTGGCGCTGGGTGTGTTCCTGGGCGCGAGCCGTGCGCCGCCCGTCTGACCTTGGGTTCGATGACGCGGCGTTCATACTGCCCGAACTATCCGAACGCGAACACATGGTAAAAACGGAAACGCTGGCCGAAGGATACCTTTTCCCGCTGCCGGCGGTTGGTCTACACGAACAACGCGACGAACGCCGCCGGACCATACCGGAACGATGCGCCAAGGCGGCGGAACTGGTCAACAACTCCGGCGAGCCCGCGATGGTATGGTGTCATCTTAACGATGAGGGCGACCTCCTTGAATCGCTGATACCGAACGGTGTGCAGGTGGCCGGCAAGAATTCAGACGACGAAAAAGAGCGGCGGTTGATCGCGTTCGCGAATGGTGAAACGCGGGTGCTGATTACCAAGCCAAAGATAGGTGCGTGGGGATTGAATTTCCAGCATTGCGCGCACGTCGTCACCTTTCCCTCGCACTCGTTTGAACAGTATTATCAATCGGTTAGACGCTGCTGGCGGTTCGGTCAGCAACGCCCGGTCAACGTCGAGATTGTCACGACCGAAGGCGAGCAGAATGTCCTGAAAAACCTGCGCCGCAAAGCCAGTCAGGCGGATCAGATGTTCTCAAATCTGGTCGAGGAAATGAACAATGAACTCGCGGTCTCGCGGGTCAATCCTTTCACCCACCAAGAGGAGTTGCCGCAATGGCTGTCCGCGACCAGTGCCTAGCCGATAACTACGCGATTTACAACGGGGACTGCATAGAGGTCATGCAGTCCATGCCCGCAAATTCTGTTCACTTATCCGTTTATTCGCCGCCGTTCGGTGGTCTGTACTGTTACAGCAGTGATGACCGTGACTTGTCGAATAATGCGAACTACAAAGATTTTTTTGATCATTACGCCTATGTGGTGCGCGAGGCCCACAGGATTACGCATCCCGGGCGCATGACGGCCGTACACTGCGCGGACATACCGTCCGGCAATAGTGGGACCGACACGCTGATAGACTTCACTGGCGACATCATACGATTGCACATTGCAGAGGGTTGGCAATACGTGGCGCGCTACTCGGTATGGAAAGAACCGCTCGGGGTGCGGAATCGCACTATGCAAAAAAACCTCGCGCACAAGACAATCGTTGATGACTCATCGAGGTGCAGTGTAGCCAGCGCCGATTATCTGGTTGTGTTTCGGCGAACCGGGGAAAACCAGATCCCGATCGCGCATCCCCGAGGGCTGATGGAATATGCCGGGGAACGCAATCCGCCGAATGACGTTATTCAATATCGCGGGTGGGAAGGGAAGCAAACGGAAAACCGATTCTCTCACTGGATATGGAGGCAATACGCCAGCGCGTTTTGGGATGATGTTCGGTTGGAACGTGTATTACCCTATCGATCGGCTCGCGATGAAGAGGACGAAAAGCACGTACACCCGTTACAGCTCGACGTGATCGATCGGTGTCTCGTGCTGTGGAGCAATCCTGGCGAAACGGTGTTTACGCCATTCATGGGGGTGGGGTCTGAGGTGTACGCCGCGATATGTGCGGATCGTCGTGGCGTGGGTGTGGAACTCAAGGCTTCGTACTACCGTCAAGCCGAAAAGAACATTAAGGCGGCTGCTGCGACCGGCCGATTCGACCGCGACAACGGCGAAATCAATTTTGAGAGCGCGGCCGCGTGATGCAGTTTCCATGCTTCGGATACCGCGACCAACTTGGCATGGCGGTGTTACGCGCCATCACGGATGAAGCGCGGGGATCCTGGGCAAAGTTCGGCCCGTATCAATCGACACACGAAGCCTTCGGGGTGCTCGCTGAGGAAGTCGCGGAACTGCTCGAGGCGATCCGGCAGAATAACATCGGGGCCGTCCGGGTCGAGTCGATCCAGGTTGCCGCGGTGGCGTTGAAGCTGGCGGTTGACTGTGGGGTCTCGGACTTCCGGAAGCGCAGTGGCGCATGAAATGGCACGCCGCCATTAACTCCCAGGGGAACCCGCAGGCGCACGCCATCGAGAGCGAGTGCGGCCGATTCACCATTTGCCGGGTGTTGATCTGGGGTACGGCGCGGTATGAATTGTGGCGCCGCGAGGCCGGCACGGCGAAAAGATTGCGCGCCTTTGACAGCGCGGACGCGGCGAAGTCTTATGTGGATGTATGGTTTGAGAGGGACTAGCGATGAGTGACGCCGATAGACTGCGAGAGATTGCGAACATACTCCTGTTGCTTCCTAACTACACCGTGGGTCTAGACGAACCAATCGAGCGTTGCCGTTTCGACATTAACGCCATTGCAGACCGCCTCCACGAAACCCAAACAGCAATGGAAGTGGCGGAGTATCGCCTTCGATCTGCCGGATACCGCAAGACCTGCAACATCCCCGCTTGCAACTGCGGGGATATATGGGGGCATGGCGGACACGCCAATAAGCGCCTACGGGAAATATCCGAAGCGCTTGAAGGGAGGGATAACGGTGGCACCATTCTAAAGGCCGTTGAAGAATTGATGCGCGAGATCGAACGGATGAGAGGGACTAGCGAAAAGGTGTTATGATTGTGTTCTCAGTGATCGGGTCGCTCCTTGATCATGGGCGGGGAGCCAACTCTCCCCGCCCCACTTTTCGCCTAGTTGGAGGTGGTAATGCAGTATCTACGAATCCGTAATTGGGAGAAATTCCAAGACACGGCAGGGCGCAATGCTCCATACATCAAAATTCAAACTTCCATACTCCTCGATATGGAGTTCATGTGTCTCCCAAACGACGAAAGATTATGCTTCCTTTTGCTCCTCGTTTACGCCGGAATCAACTCCAATAAACTCCCCGCAGACCCTGAATACCTAATGCACTTGTGTCATTTGGATGTCACGCCTAATGTCACGCTAATGATGGAGCGCGGGTTGATTGAGGAATGGTGCCCGGATAAACATACGCAAATGCTTGATAAATACGAGGAAAAGCTATCAGGATGGAGAGAGAGAAAGCGTAAACAGCGTGACAGAGAGAGGGAACAACAAGGGAGTCACAGCCATGTCACACTCATGTCACCGTTAGAGACAGAGACAGAGACAGAGACAGAGACTAAAGATATAGGTACTAACGTACCTTGTCGGGAGCAAACTCCCGACGCCGCCCCGATCAACGGAAAAGAACTTTCAAGCGAAGCGCGAGAAGTGCTCGCGTTCCTCAACGAATCCACCGGTCACAGCTACAGGGAAGTGGCCGCAAACCTCGACCCGATCAAAGCCAGGCTCAAGGAAGCACATGGTATGCGGGATCTGCCGGGTTCGCCGGTGCAGGTGTGCAAGGGTGTCATCGCCAAGAAAAAGCGCAAGTGGGCAAAGGATGACAAGATGGCCGAGTTCCTACGGCCTAAGACCTTGTTTGCCAAGTCTAATTTCTGGAACTACCAGGGCGAATGAAAACCTGCACGGAATGTCAGACGAAGTTCACCGCCCGAAAGTGCCCGGTATGCGGGTGGATACCGACCGCCGACGGGGAACAGACGCCGCCATGTGGGCAGTGTGGAAAACCGGGAAGGTATCCCTCGCCCTACGGGAGCCGGTGCGTCGAGCACTACTACGGGAAAGTGTATCCGGTGGTGATCGGGTCGGTGTTCCGATCGGCGGAGGAATGCAAAAAGCGCGGATTGGATATTGGGACGCTGACGGATGACGCGAGGCAAGCGCAATCCGTGGACACGTCGCCATACACGCCCGGGGAGGATCTCGGGCCTGCGGAGTCAGCGTTTCATTCGTGGCGCGCATTGATCCCGACGGCGTTTGGTTGAAATGCCGCGCCGCGCCGCCAGAGTAGACGAGAATCAGGGGGATATTGCGCTGGCGCTACGCCTGGTCGGTTGCAGCGTGCAAAGCCTCGCAGCGCTCGGGGGTGGGGTGCCGGATCTGCTGATTGGGTACCGCGGCAAAACGCACTTGATCGAGGTCAAGAACCCGGATACTCGACACGGCATCACCGACGCGCAGGACGATTGGTTCGACGACTGGAATGGCTCACCGGTTCATGTGGTGGAAACGGCCGAGGCGGCGATTGATGTGGTGACGCGATAGAGGCCAGCCGTGTGGTTGATTCCAGCGCCGCTCCGAGAATCCTATCCCTTTTCACAGGTGTGGGAGGATTGGATCTTGGAATCAAAATCGCAAGACCACGATCCAGAATTATATGTGCAGTCGAGCGGGACGCCTACGCCGCGGCCGTCCTCCTGGCGCGGATGGAAAGCGCGGACCTGGAGCCGGCGCCTGTTTGGTGCGGCAATCTCGAATCCTTCGACGGGCGACCGTGGCGTGGAAGCGTGGATCTCGTCACTGCCAGCCCGCCCTGTCAACCGTACTCGGTCGCCGGGGCTCAACGAGGCAACGACGATCATCGATCACACGGTGGCGGCGGCGGAC